TTATATCAATTCTAAATATTTTGAGTTAACATAGCCAAATCCTTTATTACCTTTGAATCCATGTAGTCCCGGCCAACCCTTTAAGCAATATCCTAAATTAACTATATCACCTTTTTTAAGTTTACCTATGATAGCCGGCTCAGAAACACTATCAACCCATCTATCATATCTAACATTTAATTCATTAGCTATTACTTTAGCTTTTCTACCATCATACTCACCATTTTTAAAACCTTCGTTTGCTAGTATTGTGTTGTCTTCTATATAAGTTGCTTCTAAAAACTTACATATACCTTTAGCTATAGCAGTTGCAAATTCTTCTTTTTTATTAAGCATTTTATTAATATCTTCTTCATTATTTATAAAAAATAATTCTATTAATGCAGCTGACATTTTACTTTCTCTTACCATATGTAAGTTTCCTTCTTTTACACCTCTATTTTGAGTATAAAGTCCAGCATTTGCACATTCTTCATGGATGCAATCCGCTAATTCTCTATATTTTAATTTGTAACAATAAGTTTCTAAACCTTTTGCATTTCTATTTTCAGCATCATTTATATGTATAGAAACTAAACAATCAGCTCCCCAATCATTAGCTTCGTTAGTTCTTTGAGATAAACTCTTAGTAATATCATTAGTACGGGATAATTTAACCTCTAAACCGCATTTTCTTAACTTCGAATCAACCAACTTACCAACTTCTAAAACTACATTTTTTTCAAGTACATTTATAGCTTTGTTTACTGCCCCACTATCATTTCCACCATGACCTAAATCTATATATACTTTAAATATTTCCATAATTAAACACCAACCTTCTCTAATATCTTATCTACTTTTGTATCTATACTATCAACCTTATCTGTAAAGTCTTTAACTAATACTCTGTTAGTTGCTGATACTTCTTGGTTTGTCTTTAGCAACTTCTCATTTACATCCCTGCTATATGTAATCTCTTGAAATAATCTTTCTTTATCTTGTTTATCATCTTCTCTTTCTCTAAGTCTCTCTTCCTTTTCATCCTTATCCTTCTTATTTATATACCAACCTAGTGCTAAAACACATGCTATAGGAAACCCTAAACTTTCAATTAGTGTATTTATATCCATGCGAACCTCCTTATTTTAAAATAAAAAAAGAGCCTATCTTTAGGCTCTTTTCGTGCAAAACTAATTTAATTTTATATTCATTGACATATTATTTTTAAACATAACTACCTATTACAATTTCTACTGATGGTGCTCCTAATGTAAATGTTTTACTTTCAATTTTAATTTTTCTTCCTATGATTCCATCTCCATCATCTGTGTCTATCTTAATATAATCACAATATAGTAATGGGCTAAGGTTGTCTCTAATCAATAATCCTTTAACTAGCTCTAGATCTCCACCTGTAACATTAGAATTTTCACCTCTAATAACATTAACATCTATTACTTCAGTTTTGTTACCATTATTATAATATATACCCATTTTATCATCTCCTTCTAATTTTTTATATTTATTCTACTATCATTTATATTCTACATTTTTTTGCAAATTCCTTTTTATTCCTATAAAAAATTTACTCTATTTTTAAATTTTTATATCTTCAACTAAATCTTCTCTCTGCTTTCACCCCCTAAAAATTTACTCATAATCTTTTGATAAGTTAAATTACTCTGGTTAAAATAAATTATATCTTTATATAAACAAGGTTTCGTAAAGTCTATTGTAAACATTTATTCACCTCCTATTTTATAATTTGGATAGTGTCGCTTCCTTCCTCTACAACATTTTCTTCACTGTAACCATATTGAGCGGAAGCTATTGACGAGTATACATCAGCCTTCTCTATCGTTTTTGCCACTACCTCATAAGTAAATGAAAAATCATCCACGTTGGTTTCAATTTCAAAGTAGTAAGGAGTTTTTTCAATTATTCTATAATCACCCCAAGAAAGTTTTGAAATATTAACATGATAGTCGAGTTCTATATTCTCAGAAAGCACATGAGGAAGTTCAACTACTAGCGTTTTATTTGTTATATGCTCGGCTTTTCTTTGTGTATATCTAAGTTCCCCATCAGTCATACTCATAACACTATAAGTATCATTAACCTGCGAAGGCATAACCATAAAGAATGACCTCAACATACTACTCTGTGCTTGTAAAGTTCCAGCTACCTTTACATTACGTATTGTATAGTTATGGAAATCCCAATCACCCCAAGCATGTATATAAGTCTTACTAACTTGCCCCTCATCTTCTACTATCTCTATAGCAGTATTGTTTTGATTTCCATACTTGATTCCCAACGTAGTATGATTGTCACCAAACACACAAAGTTTATTTTCAGTAGAGTTGTAAATTCTATGAGGAAACTCAGCATCGGGATTTAGAGTTAACCCACTGTAGGCATTTATAGCCATTCTTGAATATACTTGCTGATTTAAAAACCATGTGCCAGCCTTTGTAACACTTCCCATATCTCCATGGGGTGCTATAAATATACTAGAATTACTTGTCCATGAGTTTTCATCTTGCGACTCCGATATACCTATTGATATATAATCACCAAGTCCATATGTACTTAAAGTAACTCCGTTATAATTATTCATGCTCGGAAGCACCGATGACTTTATAAATCCAACCAATTCCGCAGGATCTTGCCAAGTATGGAAGTTAAATCCTCCATCTTTTATCCTTAATGTTCTTCTTCCTTGAGAGTTAAAAAAGTCAACAGCTTCATGTGTAAATTTTGATCTAGATCCATTGTCGTGCTTTATCTCTATTCCTTCGTTATCAACTAATGTAGTATTTGAATATATTTCATCCCTATGTCCACTCCAAGGAGTACAAACATTGCCTGTCTGTATTTTGAACTTATGTGCATATACAGTATGAGATCCACCAGCCTTTGTGTAAAATATAAAAGTTCCTACTCTTGGAGTTGGAGGTACAATAACCTCTATTTCATTCCATCCCTCGTTAATTGTGACTATCTTACTGTAAATACCCTCAATACCTATATCCATATTGACAACCCTAGATGCTATAACATGCACCTTTATAGCTACACCTTGAGTACAATCTATACCACTTTGGAATAAACCTTGATTCTCGTCAGTAAACTCTAATCTTACAGTTTCACCCTTCTCAAATCCGCCATCATGATATATAAACTTTTCAAAAGATCCATTCCAACCCCAATAAGTCCAGCCTTTAAAGAAAGATGAATTTCTAAGCATATTAGGTTCGGTATTATTGAAAAATCTATATTCAAATCCATCTAATGTATTATTAAAAGCCGATTGAGTAACTACTCCTTCCTCTTTACCATCAATAAGAAGCTTAAAAGACGTAGGCATCATAGTTAAACGCCCAAAGCTATCAATATCAAAAGTACGCTTCCCATTACCATCAGTAACGCTTAGGTTCTTTGCGTCTATCCAATGACCTTTAAACATACCAGCTTCCATATAATCTGCAGTTATAGATCTAGCAACAGCCTGCCCTATAGCTATGTCACTAAAATAGTTTTCCATATTTTCTTCTTTTCTAACTGAAATTTCAACTTGATTAGAAAAAGGAGTTCTTTTATTGTGGCTATTTTTAGCACACACTTTGAAATACCAAGTTTCTTCTGGCATAGCTTTATATGCAAACGAACTCGATTTACCAGCATGAATTAAATCAAAGGTATTAGGTGTAAAGTCCTTAGTCTTACTTGCATAAAGTTCATAGTCATAATACAGCTTATTATCAAAGGTCCATGACAACTCAATAGTCCCCATACCAAAAACTTTTCCTACCAATGTAGGTGTAGCTGGAAGAGTATCTGGCATATTCTCAACTTTACCATCTTCACCAGGAGGGCCTTGTGCTCCGTCTTGGCCATCTTTACCATTTTCCCCGTCTTTTCCATCATTAGATGTTATTATATCTCCTAAAGTGGTTCTAGGTTCGCCAAGCTCCATTGATAAATACATTTGGTTTATTACGTCATATTTATATTTAATAACTTTAGCTTTAGTGTCAATCCCGTATCGGCTATCTATAACTGTTACTGTGTCACATATACTTATCCTATCCTCGATATCACTATACCCAATACACCTACTGAGCGGTATAAACTCAATCTTATAGTTAGCTTTAGGTATGTGAACTTTATTAACTAAATATTCTTGTTCCGCCAAATAATTAAGTTTGGCAACCGTAGGAACTTCGTCATTAGAAAATTTATCTGAATAGTCAATAGCCCTTATATATGAATGTGAAAACGAATCATGATTAGTCGAGTTAATAAAATCACCCTTTATAACAACTTCTTCATTATCTTCATTCTTATATTTTGCATAAGGCTTTATTTTGGTAATAAGTCCTTGGAAGTCTGTATTAAGTTCAAATCCGGTTAAGTTTTTACTATACTCTATCGTAACACCATTGTCGTGACCTCTTTTATTAAGCACATGAAAATTCGTGTTATCCCTTAATATTTCAGCTCCGTTACCAAAAGTATCTATAATAGATCCTTCTTTGCCAGCTATAGCCTCCAAACAATTTGCAAGTTCCATAGAATAATTTTGCGCTTGGATTATATCCGAATACCCTCTATAATGTTTTGAGAATTGAGACTGTCTAAAAATTTCATTTAAAGCATTTTCACAACTAGAATTAGTTAAAATCAAGGTATCTAAAAAGTCATAAGCCAAGTCAAAACTTATATGCCTAGCGTACACAGTTTTTACATTATTCATAAACTTAGTAGTATTATATATTCTAAATGCTTGATTATCTTGAATGTCATTAGGTTTACAAACTATTATATTTTCCTCTACAAAGTCATTAAAAAGAGGATTATTCAAAGGACAGTCAAGCACTACTTCAAATAATCCATTTCTTTCCTCCTCAGCTTCACAAGAAAGGATTTTTTCGATATTTCCTATAAGGGTTATCCCGTCTTTTTTATATAACTGCATCCCTTACCTCCTTAGCTGAAAATACTATTGACACCTCATAAAAGTCATTAAATAACTCATTAAAAACTATCTGCCCCTTTACAATAGCATCAAACTTAAAACCATCCGAAAATTCTAACCTATGATAATTCTTGTCGGGTTTAAGTGATGATATTATAGACTTTTGCAAGTTTGGCAAGGGCAAACCTCTACCATCTAAATTGCACACTATTTCTATATCTTTATTCTTTTGACCTCCGAGGTCTATTATTAATGCCCCCGAAGCCCCTTGTATATCTCTTATCTCAACATTATCCTCAAAAGAATTGAGGTGGTTTGATTTCTTCCACTTCAACCCTAAATGAGTTTTAAAACTTATTGAATTGTATAGGATGTCCATTAAACCACTCTCCTTCTTTTTAATTGGAAAGCTATCTCATCACATAAGCTTTCTATGTCTTGCTCTGTATTATTATTAAATTCTTCTATATTAACTACCAACTGTTTTCCTTCGTTTTTATCAAGTCCTAAAAGTTCTGGAAGCTTGTTCAAAGGCAATACAGCTTCCGCATTACTTCCAGCACCTCTGTGCTTATCTCCTACCCCGTACCCGCTACCTAATACTGTAGGTCTACGGAAGATACCACCAGCAGACTTCCACTCTATTCCGAAATGAGGTACAGAAGGTGGATTGATTGAGAATTTACCACTTGTTGTGATGTGTGGCATCTTAAGCTTTGGAAGTTCCCATTTAAAATTAACTAAAGATTTAAGTTTATCGACACCTCTTTTAACTGTATCTTTGATATTATCCCAAGTTTTAGAAATACTGTCCTTTACATTTCCCCATACTGTACTAGTTGTATCTTTTATGCTATTCCATGCATTAGATACAGTGGTTTTAACAGTGTTAAACTTTTCTGAAGCCTTATCTTTTATTTCATTCCATTTATCAGATAATGCGCCCGTAATTATTCCCCAAGCTTCAGAAGATGCTGATTTAGTTTGTTCCCACGCTTGCGAAACAGCATCCTTTATAGCATTGAATTTCTCGCTCGCCCACGACTTCAACTGATCCCATTTTTCAGATACATAACCTGCAATCATATCCCATATGGGCTGCGTAACACTCATTACAGCATCCCAGCCTTCTTTTATCTTGTCGCTAACAAATGTTAATGCATTGCTAACAGTTTCCTTAATCCATTCCCACGCCTGTATAATATACTCGCCACAGTTTTGCCATATAAATTGCCAAGGTAGGGTTATAATGTCAAAAGCTAACCCTATAAGATCGCCAACAAATTGTAGCCCAGCTTGAACAGCTAATTTAATCCACTCCCAAGCAGCCGATACTGTTTCAACACAACTATTCCAAGCGTTAGAAAATGAAGTTTTCATATTTTCCCAAGCGGTGCTTATAGATTCAACTATACCATTGTAAGTATCTACCGCCCATTGCTTAAGGTTATTCCAAGCTTCACCTATCCTATCACACATATCGGAAGCCGCTTGCTTTATTTCACCCCAATTAGCTATTAACCATATACCAGCAGCAACTAAAAGCCCTATAACAGCTACAACGGCTAATACAGTAAGTGTAACTGGTAAAGTAGCTAGTGAAAAACCAGCCATTGCTATAGCTATGCCACCTATAGCAGCTATAATCGGACCTACTATTGCCATAAAAGCGCCTACCGCACCTACAACAGCTAATATAGTCCGAGTAAGCTCTGGATTTTCTTTAACCCAATCAGCTATTTTCTCAACTGTTTTCATAAACTTTTCAATCAAAGGCTCTAATACAGGAAGAAGTTTCTCGCCAATACTTGCAACAGTTTCCATTATCTTTTGTTTTAATAATTTCATCTTCATTCCGAACTGATCTGCTTCTTGTGCTGCTAACCCTTTAGCTGAAGCACCTTGTCTGACAACCTCATTATAAACAGCCATCATTTTTTCATTATCGGATAATTGATTCCATGACTTGCCTAAGCTTTTTACATACTCGCTATTCTCCAATGATGCAGCAGAAACATTGACTCCAAACGCATCTAAGGCCTCATAGTTCAATTTTGTTACCGTAAAGGCTTTTTATCCTTTACTTCTATATGTCACCATATAGTTCAGCATATATTTTCACCATATCAATATTGACTTAGGTGTCGAACACTCGTGGGAGAGTTATATTCTATACTTTTTGCATTAAAAAAGCATAGGTTCATCTCCTATGCGTTACGGTGATAATTAACTTTTAAATTAATTATTTACCTCGGTATTGTCTTTTGTTAAAAGATATCTACCGATTTTGCTCGATTATCTAAGCTGCATTTCTACAACTAGGGGCAACTACCTTACCCATAAGCCCAGATTTAAATCTACTCATTGCTTCATCAAACGGCATATCAGTTACAGCCGCTAAATCTGCAACAAGATTCATTGTTTTATCACTAAGATTAGCTGTTTCACTTGCGGTTATTCCCATATTAGAGAAATATGTTGCCATTGTAGTGGCACTGTTCTTGTATTGCTGTTCTGTAAGACCTATAGTTTCAGCTTTCTTAGCATCTGTAGAAATAGTTTTCTGTATAGCAGAATCTAAATTCTTATAAAGGAACTCTTGACCTGCAACCTGTGCCGACCAATCAGCACCTATTTTTACTATTCCAGCAACAGCACCAACCATAGCTGCACCCGCTGCCGTCATAACCTTTCCTGTAGTAACAAGTCCTTGACCAACATCCTTTGTAAACTGCCTAGTATCCTTAGTAACGTCTTTCATGGATTTTGTAATATCACCCATAGACTTTTTAAACTGATCTACTTGGGCGGTTATCTTGACCATTAATTCTTTTGTATTACTCAATGCTTACCTCCTTTCTACCAAGATTCTAAGTAAGCAACCAATTCAGCTCGTTCTTCATCGGTAACAGTTTTCTTTGAAACTTTTTTCTTTTCAAACAAATCTATATACTTGTAATTCTTAGCGAACGACCTTCCTATGGCATTTAACATATCCACATGGCTTAAATTGTGTTCTGTCTCCATCCTATTCATGCACTCTTTCATTACTTCAAGAACCTCATAAGGCTCAGAATAAAAAACGAAGTCCATAGGTAAACCATAGAAGCCTATACCTTTATTAATTATGGATTCCATTAACTCCAATTCACTAATAAATTCTACTTCTTGGTCTTCTCCTTCGACTTCGCTTTCTTTAAACCCTTATTAACTTCCTCACCCATTCCTAAGGCATTAGAGTATTCGGTTAATACAACTTCTATCAATCCTTCTAAAGTATTACCATCCTCTAAGTACTTATCTATTAATTCAAAAGCTTCAACTTCCGTGATATCCTTCTTATGAAACTTCATTCCATAATGGAAAGCTGTGTACAATCCATCAAGATTCATTTTTTCAACTTCCTCAGATAAAGTTACTAAAGTTATACCTCTTCTATTTAGATCTCTTAAAGGCATAGTTGCAAATTTAAATACATATTCCTTATTATCGATTTTTAATATTTTCATTATTTAATCACTCCCTATATTTTATTATTTATAATCTTATTCTGCTGGCTGTGGATGATCTTGCAATTCTCCTACGCCTTGGAAACTTACCGAATAAGTACACTTCTCTTTATTTGGCGCGTTCTCAGATAAAGATGATATAAGCGCCTTACCATGTTCATAGGCTTCTGCTGTACCGTATTTTATATCAACTAATTGTGCTTCTCTCCATGCCTTGTTCAAAGCTTTTAATGCAGCATCCCCAACAACAACCAATCCGTCACAATCCACTGACCATGATAACCCAGATACCTCCGGTTCTGCCCACATTCCAGAATCTTTAGTCGTTGTATCGGTTGTATCAGATTCCTTATTCATAGAAGCACCTGTTTGCCCTCCTATTAACTCTTCGCCGATACTAACTCTAATATCATTACCTTTTTTAAATGCCATTTAATGACCTCCTTTATATATTAATAACATCAATTAAAAGATTTGCTATTCCTTGATAACAAGTCTCTGTTTTAAACACTTCACAATTAGATATTTCTACACTATCTATATAATAGTTATCCTCTAACTCTGTATCATTACAGTCTTTCATATTAGTCTCTATTCTTTCAATCATTTCATTGGCTTCAAATTTACCATTATAGATAGAAAATACATTGATTTGAAAATTATAAGAATGGCCTTCGTCTTTCATCTCTAATTCTTCTACTTTTATATCACCTATAACTACACAAGGGAAAGAAGGGCCTTTCTCTGGTACTTCATCATAAACTGTATAATCTAATTCTTTGCATTTTGAATAAAGCAAAGCTTGAACTTTATTGATCTTTACCATTTAATTAATTCCTCCAAGTTTTTTAAAAATATAGGTGACTCCTTTTCAAATGCTGGTATTAAGTAAGGTTTGCTTTTACCACCTGGGTGATTTACCAATTTAACAGGGTGAGGGGCCCCTTTCCAATAAAGAAATTTACCTCTCTTAGGCTTTATAATATGTGGTTTAGTTCCCTCTTCAACTCCTAATGCATATTTAGTGTTAGCTTTAATCTCAGCTTCATAAGGTCTTATATTTTCATTTATACTTCTTCTTAAGTTACCTGTTTTAACAGACTTATTTTTAGTTAAGTTTTGCATAGCACTTCTTTTGATTTGCATAGCACTTTTAGAAACAGTTTGCTTAACACCTTTTTCAAAGCTAATTCCAGCTTTATCAATTTCAACTACAAATGCATTTAATTGTGAAGTATCAACTGTTATATTAGCCATTGTCTTCCTCCAAGGTTAAAAAAGTTTTATTTCCTTGTACATTGATTCTTATAATTCTATACAGTTTATCGTTATACCTAATCTTACTTAGTCTTTTATGTTTAGAATGAAGTACAACCTTAATCATAGATACCATTGTAGAACCATAAATTTTATAAACAAATTCTAAAGGCATTTCAATTACATTGGCCTTTACAGTAGAATCATATATATCTCGTTCTATAAACCCGCCTTGACCATCTTCTATCTTTTCTCTAACAAATATATCTACAGATTTATCAAAACGCATTATATCAACCTAACCTTTCTTACTTGTTGTTTACCTTCAATATATTTATCAAGAACAGTGTAATAGCTTTCTAAATCACTCTCGTAACTTTGAACTCTGCCATCTACGCTTTCAGACTTAAGACCTTCTGATCCTATGCGGTTATACCTTGATACAGTAAGTTCTATAACTATAAACTCTAATTCGCTAGGGATATCTTTTTCACCAATATAAGATAATACCTTAGATTTAGTTAGTTCTATAAGTTCATTTATAAGCTTATCTTCATCGCTAATATTTAATAAAAGCTTTATTCTTTCTAACATTTCATCACCTACTTTAAATAAAAAAGAAGCTGACTATTTAGCCAACTTCTCTATTAATTCAGACTTAACCATACTAGAATATCCTTCTATTCCAACTTCTTTAGCCATTGATTTTAAATCTTTAACAGTTAAATCTTCTAAGTTTTGTGGGGCTTCCACATCTTCCATCGTTTCAACACAAGGCTGATTTAAATTAACATTCTCATAATCGAAACTTGAAGCATTTGATTTGCTAGGCAGCAACTTCTACTTTAAATTTAAACTCTGCTAATGGTATATTCTTATCTTCATATTTTTTGGACCAGTTAGCTTTTGTTTCTAATTCTTGATTTGTAGGAGATATTCTTTCTCCTTCTGGTTCCTTCCAAGCTACTCCAAGTGGATGTAAAACAAATTGTTTTCTATTTATAAGAGCATTATCCCCTAATCCTTTTAATGCATCTCTGTATATTTCAGTACCAACTATTCCAGTTAAATCCTCAACGAATCCAAAAGCACCTTTACCAAACATATACATAGAAGCTATCTTACTTGAAGAATCAAAAGGAACAGCATCATCTACTATAATTTCACATTGTAAAGGTTTATATATTTTTATAGATCCAGTACCTTCTGAATTTTTCACAGTCTCTATTTGGTCTTGTTTTAACATTAATGCATATACCTTAGAGTGGACAGCAACCGCTCCTAGTTTATCGTGTGCATCACCTAATAAGAACTTAGCATCTATTGCAGAATCTACATTAAATACAGCTGATACTCCTTCTAGTAAAGATATATCATGCACATGACCTGTTAAAGAACTAAATACACCCTTGCATGTTGCTAGTAATATTTTATTATATTCTGTTGCCCAGTAATCCCCAAATCCTTCGGCTATTCTATCCATAACATTGTCACCAGATAAAACGGAAGCTAATTGATTTTCACCAAATACTTGAACTCTAAATTGTCTTCTAGCTTCATCTTCTGATGTTTCTATATCATTTATAGATAAATCTCCATCTTCTGTTGGTATTTGAGAATCACCACTTAAAGGCTTAACAAAAGGCATATGTATAGTTTTTCCACCCATGCTTAATAACTCTCTTAATTGAGGATTATCTACTAAAACTCCACTTCTAAAAAATGCATTCTTCTCTACTGCTTTCTCCGATACATAAGCATTGAAATTCTCAGGTATTATCATATTTGCTAATTTAGTCTTTGCCATAATTAAATCACCTTTCCTTTTTTATATTTTTTAATTGTTAGCTTGTTGCTTTAATTCTTGGGCTAATTCAGGATTATCTCTCTCTAGCTCCATTTGCTTAGTTAAACTCCAGTTTTTTCTTGAATATGGATTTACATCTGAATTACTTGTATTTGATAAAACTTTAGGAACATTTCTTTTTAACCTTTCATTTATAGCAGATTCCAAAGCTTTATTAAATTTATCTTCAAATACTTTTATATTTTCAAAGGTACTCTCAGCATCTGTTCCTTTTAACATATCTGCAAATTCAACAGGTAAGTTTTTTGCAGCTAACTGTTTTGTAGTTTCATTTAATAATTTTTCATTCTCAAATGCTTTTTTAGTTTCTTCAAACTCTTTTACCTGTTTGTCAAATAAAGCTTGTTGTCTTTCCTTTTCTGACATTTTAGCTAATTTTTCAGCTTCCTCTTTTTCAGCTTCTGCCTTTTCTTTTTCTCTTCTAATCCTTTTAGCTATCATTTTGTCTACTTCTTCTTGAGTAAAAGTCTTTTCTGTTTTAACATCTTCAATTTGCTCATTATCATCATCTTGAGTATTGTCACTATCTATATTGTTATCATCTATGTTTTGTTCTTCATCAGATGCCAATAATTGAATATTCATTTTTAACATTTCGTTAGTATTTTTCAAACCTTTCATTCTAAATCTCCTTCCAGGTTTTAAGTCTTTGTAGACTATAATCTCCGAGTTTTCTTTAAGCCTAAACAAGTAAAAAGGCAATAAAAAAAGAAGCTATCTTGCTTCTATACTAAACAGGTTTATTTAGTTATCGGTAATATGCAACTCCTACATCTTGGATGCATAGGAGGAGCATTGACACCTATACTCATATCTTTCATTTTAAATATCTGACCATTTAACTTTTGACATACACTAGATGTCTTTTCATCCATAAAAGCACAATACTCATATTCTTCAAGTCCATACTCTGTATAAGCATCTGTAGTAGCTTTTATTTGAATCCAACAAGTTTCTGTTCTAACTAACCTCTCAGCATCACTTAAAGCTACATTAAGCTTATCAGATATAACTCTACTCATATCATATATTGAATCACCTCTTATTAATCCTTTGGTAAGTTCTTCTTTTATTGTTGATATTAACTTCCTTTTACTTTCCCATATTCTTTCAGAGAATGTAAGTCCTGACCAATTTGTTTTCATTATTTCATAAACTGATCTTCTGTCTATATCTCCGAAGTTAGAATCTATATTTAATGATTTAATCTTAGAATTATAAACATCTACATACCTATCTATAAGGGTTTTATTTAATAACTGTTCTTCGCTATTATATAAATCATTAAGAAGCCTATCTATAGCTTTTAAAGTTTCGTTAACTCTAAATTGTTCATAGCTAGTCATTTGAGATTGACTTGCATATAAATAAGCTAACTCTTTTTTTATTTCTTTTTTAGTACTAACTAATTCTTTTTTAAGAAGCTTAACAACTTTATTACTAGATTTTATCATTTTAGAATCATCGATCTTAGCTCTATTTAACCAGTATTCTTTACTCTTCATTCAAATCGACCTCTTCTGTTTCTTCATCTTCATCGAACAAATCATAGTCAGTCATTAGATCCTTTTCTTTTTTATCTAAGGAATTAATTTCAGCTTGAACATCTTCAACGAAAGGTATCTGAGCTAATAAAGTTTCTTGAGATACTATTCCATTTAATGATTTAACCATATTTACAGTTTCTAAATCATTGGAAGGTATGTTCCTTGTAAATACCGGCTTAATATCTAAATAAGTATGCAATGAATTAGTTTTTATATTTGAGAAATCAACTAATAACTCTATCCTTCTCATTAATCCTTTTCTAAACTTAGATTCTTTTATAGAACTCACATTTTCCATAGGATTAAGTTTAAATTTAAGAGCTACACCACTAAGATTTCCAGCGAAATTTTCATCCGACATATCAACTACACTAGAGAATTTATGTATATCTTTATTAAGTCTATTCTTATAGTTTTCTAATGCTGTATCATTTATATTTTTAATTAAATACTTAGCATCACCTCCATTAGTTGTAAAGTTAAGAACTCTATTATCTTTGAAGTTCAAAGGCCTTCCTTCCTCATCCTCTTCCTCGATTAAAGCTCCACTAATAATCAATAGTGCATTTGTGAAGTATTCAAAATCATTAGCGGTATCTGAGTTAGCTTGATCGTAAGCATTTATAAGAGTTATAACCTTCTCAAAGTCCCCTACACGTTGTCTGTTATTTTCATATATAGCTACTGGAACTTCATCGAAGTTATGATAGTTTATATCCTTCAACTCACTCACAGTTCCATTATCAAGTTCAACTGTATATTCATATTCTTTGTCGTAAATATATACAGTTGTTTTTTCATCATCCACTGGAGAGTATAATATAGCAAGTATTATGTTTTCTTCTAATGTATCATCATGAACAACTATCATATTTTCTGTATCTACACATTTAAATCTAGCCTGTGAATCTTCATCTGAGAATAACAATTCATATGCATAACCACAGATACTTTGCTCTTGAGCTAGAGTAGTATTGTTATCTATTTCATCGTTATATAAGAAGTTTTCATTAAGCTTTTCTAACAGTAGCTCATTATCTGATTTATAGCTTATAGGTTGCCCTACAATATATCCTACGTAGTTATCTGTTATGTAAGCTGCATAGTTATGAGATAGTTTATTCTGTGGCTTATTTTCATCAGTATATTTCCTATTTAATATATCATTCTCATTGTTATAATACCTTTTAAGCTTAAGTATTCGAGAACGTTCTGTAGCATGATTTTCAATAAGCTTTTGAATTAAATCTTTTGTTACCTCGATGTCTTCATCCATTTTAATTTTCCTCAATTTAACACCTCCTTATACTCCGTATCTACTTCTATTGAATTGTTTTCCACCTAATTTCATATCACTATAAATTGCATATCTAATACTATCAAGGACATCATCATATAATTTTATAGGTTCATCTTTACCCGATTTAGCCCACACATAGTTATATATTTCTTGTCTAAATCTAACTACTTTATCAATAACAAAGAATTCATTATTTTTAATCAAAGTTGCTATAGTTGAAATACCTTCCATAACACTTTTATTAGCGTTAAAAGCTTTAATTCCAGATACTAAAAACTTTTCTACATATTCTTGTCTAGCACTATCACAATAGAAGCTTATATTCCCATATCTCTTTTTAATATCTTTAGCTATACCAACCCATATATCTATATCATTGTGTTGTTTAGCATGTTCTTCTATAACATAATATTTATTATCTATAGATTTACCTACAACTACTATTGATCCATAATGCTCCCATCCCCAGTCAACTCCAGCTATATATTTTTTAAATTGAACTTTATCTAAAGAAGCTTGATTTATAAAGTGAATATTCTCATTAAAATCTTTGTATATAGCTCCTTCTGCAGTACACCATATCCCTTTAATGTTCCTATCATAAAACATTCCACTTGGAGTAGAAGCTTTTATATTATCTCTATATCTTTCACTTAGAAATGTATTATCATCTAATTCATAATTAAATGTTGCTATTGTCTTTCCGTCTGATTTATCAATATAATCTTTCTTAAGCCAATGCTCGGGATTATCTGGGTTTGTATCAACTAATACCCTTGCTCCCTCCCCACTACAACGAGATTTAATCTCGTCAAACACTTCTCTATTTGCCATTGAACCCTCATTTATGTAAGCTCCAAAAGAAGTCATACCTCTTATTCTTCCTAAGTCATTTATTTTAGAGTGTCCAAAGCAACAGACTTGAACTCCAAACAATATAAATCTATTATGTTTGTCTAATTTAAACTCTATTTCATACTTATTAGTTAACTCATTCAATACGTTTCTTTGTAAAGCTCCTAAGTCTGCTCCTGCTAATATATATTGAGGTAGCGGAATATTAAGTTTATTAGCTATCTGCCTAACTCTTCTAAGTTCATATAAGAATAAGTCATTATCTAAAATTGTCTTTCCAGTTCTTTTAGCTCCACTATTTATAAGCATGAAATAATCATTATTCATAGTAAAATCTAATACCGCTTGTTGTTTTTGGTGATATAATTCATCTAAACTCATTTCTTAAACACCTTCTCAAGAGTATCAAAATATTTATCAAGTTTATTTTCTTTATTTTTTTCATTTTTAGGCAACTTAGATTTCAACAACTCAATTCTAAGTTTCTGTTCCTCTGTAGCTAAATCCCAATTGTTATTAAGCATAGAATCATATTGTTTTATTAATGATCTCAATTCTCCCATAGCTCTACTTTGAGCATTTAAAAATGTAGCTTGTCTATCCCAAGCAAATTGGAACTCATATTCTATCTTTTGTCCATATTCACTTGTTTCTTCCTTCTTAAGCTCTTTTATCATTTCATCCTTATTCTCAACATACATAATTTGTTGAGCTCTTATTATTGCTGCATATTGAATTGTAATTTGATCCCAAAGTATATCAAGTTGGGTTTTATCTGATATCTCTTTCATTAAATCCAAAGTTTCTTTTGGCAAGTATTTCGAGAAAAAACCAAACTTCTCAGCATTTTTATTTTTAGGCTGACCACCTTTGGTTCGTTTTTCTTTCGGAGCGTTCTGTTTATTCTTTTGGAACGTTCCATCTAATTTTTCTTCCCAGGCATCTTTGTTTTTCCAACCTCTAACTGTCCCTGGTGATATATTTAAAATATTTGCAATCTCAACTAAATCAATATTTCCGCCATAATCTTTGTATATCTCAAAGGCTTTATCTCTATTTGGACTTCTTACCCTAGCCACATCACCACCTCACTTATTCGTTTTGGAGAATAAAAAAAGAACCTACTTAGTAAGTTCACTCTAATATAAAATATCTAATTTTCTCATTACTTCAACTATCTTAGGTAATTGAATAGCAAAATAGTCTACCATTTCCTCATTTCTAGCCCAATCACTAGAACATCTTAATCCACTTTCATTTAAGAAAGCATGTATGAGTTCATGTCTTATAACTTCTCTTTTATATCTTTCTAAATCCATTATAGAATTTTCATCCTCTTCAAAATCGCATACTACTATAGTGTTTATAGATGAATCGCAATATCCATCTATAGATTTTAATTTGGTGTCCTCTTCGGGTTTTTTAATCAATATTTCATATTCTTCTCCTAGAATTTCAATCTTTTTCATATCCACGAACTCACCTCCTAGTTTCTTTACATAAAAAAAGACTCTTCTAAGAGTCTTTTTTAATAGTTTAAATTTTTAGCTTCATGTGCATTTTTATGAAATTTTTTATACATCTCCATTACATCTTCAACACTACTAACTCCATATTTATCCATATACGCTAATGTAAGTTCTACAGCTACATCATTTAAATTTCTTTGTTTAGATAAAGTTATTTTTTCATCAGCCATATATATCACCTCGCTTTCAAGTATATAATTCTACTTAATTCGAGGTTTTCCTTCTTTTTTTGAAATAAAAAATCTGCTGAAGAGTTCTTTAAGTCAATATATATTATTTTGCTTTTTTGCACCCAAATATTGATTTTAATTCTTCTTCAAACTTTCTTTTTGATTGTATATCAATAACTACATTAAATTCTTCTTGTATATAATTTAATATATCGTCTGATAAATCTTTTTCATTTATAGATAACACAGTTTTTTCTTCAACTATGACCCTTTCATCATCCCAATTACTAACATTTTTTTCTCCATATCTAGATATCACATATCCCGAGCTATCAGACTGCTTCTCTATAAAGTATAAGATATCCTTTGTCCTATTACCGTTACATCCTAATAGTAAAACTTTATCAAAGTCAAGTAAGCTTATCATCGTAAAATTCTCATTATTTTCAATATATAATTCTCTTCTAGCTATAGGCTCACCTACTAAATCATATGTATCTGTGGGATCATAACTAGTAATTCTAAAACTAATATCACTTATCCTCGTTTTAGTATCATACCCTCCACTCCAGCGTTTCAAGTGTGCAAGCTTAAAATCATTTAATTTTCTATTTACCTTATACTTCAATATAACATCAACAAAATTCGTTTTTTCAATATTTTCTATTATGCATTGACCTATAAAATAGTCAAAATCATTTTCTGCATTTTTAATAACAGTTTCTATTTCTCTATGCAATACATTTCTTATTACTTCAACCTGAGTAACTTCATCATTGCATTCAATACATTCATTGTAAAAATTTAAATAAACTATATATTTATCTTTACGCTTTAAGTAGTTAACAACAGAAAAATCTTTAAAGTTATTATATTTCTTCGCTGTTAAATTTATTAACCCTTTAATATCTTCAAATTGCACTATATCTATATTAGTTTTTATCATAGCGACACCCCCGAAATACATATTTCTACTTAAATCGAGGATTTCCTTTTTTATTCCTTTTATCAAAATTAGGCTTTTTTACCATTTCTTTATCAATATTTCTTAATTTTTCATTAGGTAACTCATGGATCATCTTGATTACTTCATTAGCATCTTTCCATTTTTTCATATAATCACCTTTATATACAATTAAAACAACCTCCTTAATTAATTACTAAATCTCTTCTGATGCTCCCTTAGAATACATTTCATTCATTAGTTCTTCTGCTCTATCATATATAAATTGAATTTTTTCTTTATTGTCAAACCAATCATCATCTTCTATGGTTTCATTTATGCCTTTTATAACATCTAAACAATAGGCTTTATTATCCATAATTAATCCTCCTTAAAAATAAAAAAGACCAGAAATTAATCTAGTCTTTTACGAGAACGTGTATTTAGTTTATACTCCATACCGCTACAGAGTTATTTTTATACTCAACATGAGTTTGCTCAAAGAGCCGTAAGTTATATTATTTAGTGAGGATAGCAGGAGTCGAACCTGCAACAATTACTAGATAACTATACCTATTTAGATCATCAATGACTGTAAATGTTAAAAATATTAACAGTTAATCAAGTTGCCTTGTTTTACCACTTAAACTATATCCTCACGTTACCAGGGCAAAGGGGTTACCCTGGTCATTTTATATATAAAAAGGGGTATTGGGAGTAACAAACTTAGGTTGTCCTAAGTTGTCTATATTAATATAATATCACCTTTAAACCCCTAAAAAATCTTCACTTTGTAGTTAAAGTGTAGTTAAAGTGTTGGTTTAGTTAAATAATGGTAAATCTTCATATGTTGGATATAACATTCCCATAATTTTATATACTAATCTTTCCCTTACTGTATAACAATGACTACGATCCATATGTAGTTTCATACTTATATATTTCATATTGTTTTTAGATTTACTATTATAGAATAGTTCAAAGAAGTTAGTTTCATTTGCATCTAAACAACTCAATGCATTTTCTATTTTCTGTTTTTCTATTTCTTTTTCTAATTTACTTTGCAATAACTTAGATACCCTTTTTTCTTTAGATATAACTTCATTCTCTACACTTCTTGATATATTGTAAGTTACTCCACTTTTTTCATCATAACTTATAGCTCCACAACCTCTATATTCCATTTTCTCTTTCTTTATATCTAATTCTATATTATTGATTTGCATTTCTAAATATTTATAGTTGTGTAATTTACCTTCTACTTTTTTAAATAATTCTTTTTTATCCATAATAATTCCCCCTCTATATTAAGCTAAATCTTCTATTGTAACTTCTACACGAGCTCTTTCACTGTAGAATTTCTTAGAAACTACCTCTACAATCTGTGCATCATCTTTGTAAGCTATTCCATTTAAGCTATCAGCTATAGCCTTTATAACATTATCTAAATCTGGTTTCTTAGTTGGTCTTATAACTCCATCTAACTTAGCTCTAGCTTCTTTAAACTCTTTAGTTTTTATATTATTTTTAGCTATAGCATTTATATCTTTTTTAGTAATTCCGTAATAACAAACTATAGACATTTTTATATTACCTTCAAAATAATGCTTAACTGTAGTTCTATATAATAACTTAACCCAGTTTTCATAATGCTTAGTTTGCTCCGGTGTAAATGCTCTACCATTTTGAGTTGAAAACTTTGGTCTTTCTTTTCCTTTCGCTTCCCCATCTATCGTAAAATTAACTTTCATATCAATCTCCTATTTTTTTGAATATTTATTTTTAAAACTGTGCATAATATAATTGACTCAATTACAAACATTATGTACATGCATTTTTTTACCTATAAAGGCTAGATTTTTTCTAGCCTTCTTACTTTTTTGAAAATCTAATTCTCTACTTCATTTCTTTTGTTAAATTTTTCATCGCTATAGTTTATTAATACTACACATACTATTCCGGAAAGGATGTGTAGATATGTTTTTTAAAAAATTAAGTATAATACTTTCTATAACTTTATTAGTATTTTCTAGTAGCTCGATACCTATATCTGCTTTATATAATTCAAATCCAGATTCATATTTAACTATCGAAGTAATCATTAAAGATTTAGAAAATATAGATAATAAAATGTTATTGCTACTTAAATCTATTCCTAGACAAAATTTAGATAAAAATGATCTGAAAAATAGTATTTCACATATATATACATTAATTAATGATTTAAATGTGAAAACTTCTTATTTGCCAAAAGAGAATAAGCATGTAGCTATGGCTGTTAATTCTATACTTAGCATTTACCAGTTATCCCTTGTAAGTGCAGAAAAATATTTAAATAATTCTCAGCCAGAGGATTTGTTAAATTCTTCCTCTTATTTTTCAACAGCTTATTATTCCTTATCTAATATAAGAAATGTAATATATCAAGCGGCGAAACAAGTTGCCTCTTGATATATTATTTATTTTTATATTTATTAATCTACATTTTCTTATCATATAAAGTAATTAAAGCCTATAATTTACTTATTTCTACATATACTACTTGTAAAAAAGGTTGTGAATTTATGTACTTAAAAAAACTAAGCATTATACTTTCTGTAGCTGCATTTATTTTTATAAGTAGTATAAACACTGCTTCTGCTATTGAAATTTCAGCACCAACTTCAAATAACAATGAAATTATTAAAGATCTAGATTTTTTAGATAATAGTATGTATGTATTAATAAAATCTATTTCTACAGAAGGATTTAGTCCAAATGAAGTAAAAAAGCAGATTACTTTTTTAAATTCTTTAATATCTCAATTAGATAAAAAATCTCAGGATCTCCTAAAAGAACAACGTGATGTTGCTGCAGCTTTACAATCTATTTTAAGTTTTTACAAATTAACTATAATAAAAGCTGAAGACTACGTTAATTCAAAAGATCCCAATGATTTAATTGGTTCTATAAGTGCTTTTTCAACAGGATACAGAACGTCACTTAGTTTAAAACATCAAGCATTTGGAGCGGGAAAATAATATCCCGCTTTTCTATTGTTTATATTAATTTGTATAGTTCCTAATGTAATTGATCCTAACAAATATGCAGATTTTACTACCCACATAACCTTAGTTCTATATAAACTTAACGATTCTAACTTTTCATTTTATTAAACATGGTTGTTAAATTTTTCAAATCTTAGATTTACTTATTCTTGCATTTTCCGCCTATATTTTACTTATTTATACATATACTACTTGTAAACATATAATTTAACATAAAAGGAGGCGCATATATGCAATTAAAAAAAATATTCATTATATCTTGTATAGCTCTTATCTTATTTTTTAATAGTACAAAGATTTCATCTTCTATTGAGACTCAAAATCAACCTCTATATAGTAATATTATTAAGGATTTAAGTTATATAGATAACAATATGTATATATTAATCGGCACTATATCTAAAAATCGCTTTAATAAGAATGATGCGATAAAACAAATTAATTTCTTAGAATCCCTAATTAGGAACTTATCAAGAAAATCTTCAGTTGTCTTATCAGACGAAGATTCTGTTATAATAGCTATAAAAGCTATATTAAGCTTTTACGAATTATCTTTAGTTGATGTAAAAAATTATATAAATACTAATAATGTGAATAATTTCATTGATGCTATAAGTAATTTTACAACCGTATATAATTCTTCAATAGGTGCAAGAAAAATCATAAATAAAGCGGGAACTTAATTTCTCGCTTTGTTATAACGTTATAAATATAAATACGAAAACAGGTTCCTGTTTATCTAACATCATATTTAATTTAGATTTCTAGACCATAAGATCCATATATATCTTTATTCTTTTACCTTATCATTTGAAAAGTATTCTACAGAAACTAAATGTGTTATAGGAACATAATAACAACCTTTATGAAAATAATATTCTTCAGTTATATCTTCTCCAGGTACTTTTATTAACTCGCTTGAATCTTCTTCATTTTCTATTACTTTCTTGCAATAAGCACAATATTGTATTTCTTCTTCATGTCCAAGTGTGTAATAACTTTCTCCATTATCTATCTTATTTTCTTTGCACCAATCATAAAATACTTTAGTAAGTCTGTTCCCTAAATCTTCTATATCATATTTAGTAGCTTCTTCTAAATATGTTTCTGATACCTCTCCTACTAGTTCATGCATATCCTCTTGTAGTCTTTCTATTATGTCTTGCCCATCTATAGCTAAGCAACCTACACTTTCAGCTATCCCTATGCTGAATCCTGGTACACCTTTATCTAATGCTTCTTCTATACCTTCGAATATACAGTCCTCTTTACTTTCATAGAAACCACTTGTCCATATTTCACTTCCATCAACATTGTAAACCCACTTATTATTCATAATATCCTCCATTATTATTTAGTTATCATTATCAATACACTTAGATAAATGTACTGATAATGATATGCATTCCTGCTTATTTTTTAGTCATGCATCCACAACTTTTACATTGGTAATACTCAGTTCCTCTAACCTCTATCACCATGAATTTCTCCGAACAGTAGTGACAAGTTTTCTTAGTTACTAGCTTTAATATATGAGCCATAACTATTTACCTGCAATTCCTATTAAAGTGTATAGCTGGATTATATCTTCTACTTTCATAAACTTCTTAATATCTTCATGTGTTATAGTTCTAGTTACAAACTCAATCTCACAAGCCTTATCAACTTTATCTTTAAACTGTCTATACATTTCACCTGCTAACTCAACTTTCTTGTATAGATCCATGTTAAATGCTTTTACCTTATCAAGCTCTTTGTCTCTCTCCTGGATGCACCATTCCATACCTTTGATTTGCTTGTCTCTTTTTTCTAGCTCTAGTTTTAATTCTTCAATCTCTCTATCTTTCTCTCTAACTGTAAAGTAGCTTGAATTCTTAAGCTCTTGGAAGTCTAATTTTAAATTTTCTATCTTTTTATCAGCTGCAGTTTTCGCAGATTCTAAAACATTTATATCTCCTACTAACTCATTAGTTTCTCTTTCATAAGTGCTTCTTAAAACCACTGGTAATTTTATTTTCATCTTTAGTTCCCCCTAATTAATTTAATTTTCTATAAAAAATCTATTTACAAGGTAATCTCCATACTCTTTACCCTCTTGATATACTTCTTCTCTTTCAAATGTATTGAAGTTCGCATATCTCTTTTTACGCTTCTTTTCATGTGCATTTATAATAACGTTGTAGTTATCAGTTACAAACTTTTCTACTACTCTGTTATGAGTATTTATAAATGATGAATCTATAAGATTATTTAATGTAACTACAAGTTTGCAACTAGCTCTTTTGACTTCTCTATTAATTTGCATTTAACTATCTCCTTATCCCCAATTTATGCTTTCAAAAACAAATCCTTCTTTACTTGTATCTATCTCTTCTACTGTATCTATCTCTTCTACTGTATCTATCTCTTCTACTGTATCTATACTTCTGAAGTTGTTATGTTGTTCTTGAGCTATTTTTATGGCTCTTTCTTTTGTTTCTGCCAAAATGACTTGTCCATCACATTCATCCCAATATATGTTTTGAGGTGTTATAACGAATAATTTCACAGCTTTCATATCCTCCTTACTTAAATTTAGGATTTAGATAATTCTTTTCCATCTTCTTAAAATAAGCCTCTTTTATCTGATCCATATCTAATCCTAGTGAATATACAAGTTCTACATATTTAGTTACCAAAGTATCTAACTTATGTTTTCCAAACATCTTTCTCCAAGGTAATGTAGTTATCTTATAAGCTAAATATATAAACTGTCTTTCTAAGCTAGTTGTTTGTACTTCATCAACAGTTACTATTAAATCTGCATCTAATTCATTTGCTAAGTTTCCTATGTGGCTTAATAGGTCCGATAATTCTTCTTTTAACTTCTCTTCATTAACTGGAAGCCTGTCCCACCATTTATGTATCTTAGTTTCATTAAGTACCTCCATCAACTCACTAATTAAAGCTAATGTAAGCCACATAGGAACTTGAAATTGTTCTTCTTGATAATTTATACCTTCAACACTTTTTAAATGCTCTAAAAAGCTTTTTTGTTCTTTTTTTACATAGTTTAAATCAATAACTTTACTCATATGTTTATCCCCTTAAATCATATCTAATCTAGGTTTTAAAACCTCAAATTCTATATTTATTTTATTTTTTAAAGTAGAGTATCTTCCACTTCTTAAATGTTTATATAAAGCTGGCTCACTTACACCAGAACGTTTAGCTGCATCTTTTATAGTAGATGTAATAAATACTGTCTCATTTTTTCTAACTTGTATCTTGCTTGAAATAAGTTTTTCTATAATATCTAAGAAATAATTTTCAAATTCAAGATAATGTTCCTCATTTTCAAATACCATAAAACCTTTAGCATTTAATTTTAAATATTCTTCTAATTCATCACCCCAAATCATGCCTTCTTCTAATAGATCTTTAGCTATTGAAGTGGCAATGTTTTTTTGGAATTTTCTTAACAACTTCATTTCCCCCTTTTTACTTCCAGGAGGGATTAACCCTCCTTAGTTAAATTTATGTTTTTGATTTTCTAATATCATTTTTTCGAGTTCTTCCTCAGTGTACTTAGTAAAGTTGTCACTTCCCATATAGTTATGAAGTTTAGGATTTAATTTCTTATCTGAATTATTTTTGTTAAAATTGGTTATACTTTCATTATCAAAATCTTCAATTATTGCCTTTATAAGAAATCCTACTAGATTTCTTATATTAGATTGTTTCTTAGAAAGCTCAATCTTTTCTTTGAGATAGTCTAAGTCGTAATTCTCCCTTTTAGCTGATAACGTATCAGCTATTTTTTTATGTCTTTATCTCCAAGTTGGTTATAAGCTTTTTTTAATTCAACAATAACTAAGCTTCTTTCTATTTCGTTATCAACAACAACCGGTTCTATATGTTGTTGTTCTATATCTATCTCTATATCTATCTCTTTCTCTTTCTCTAGGGTTTCATTTTCATTACATGAAACGTTTCTAGTGTTACAATTATCGTTACATGTAACGTTACATTCTAGTTTCTTTTGCTCTTCTTTCTTCTTTAACCTGTGTTTTCTAACTCTTTCAGTGCTTGTTTTATCATTACCTATCATGCTGTTACACTGAGTTAAAATAAATTCATCTTCATTAATCATTTCAATTAAATTTTGACTTTGAAGAAATGCTAATGTCATTTTTACATTATCTGATTCTTCATCAAGTTCTAGCGCAAGTTCTTCTGAAAAATCATCTTCTACACCTTCGAAGTAAATTTTATTGTCATTGTTCATTGCAACAAGCAACATTTTTAGATATATAATTGTGTAAGTATCTCCACCGGCTATTTTTCTAAGTTTTTAATTTCTTTCTGTCTAAAGAAATCTTCTTTTAGCTTTAGCCAGTAGTATTTTTTATTAGCCATCTATATCACCTTCTTCTTTTGTTAATTGCTATCAGTAGAAGTAAGAGCAAGTAGTATACTCCTACTTCTTTTATGAATCCCATTACTTTACATATACATCTAATTGCCCATCTTCATCTTCTTTTATCTCGAAGTTAGCTTCTATAGAATCTGATTCGTCTACTACTAAACTCATATCTTCATCTATTTTAGATTTAACCGTTTCATCTGAGCTTACTGCCTTTTGCATTTCTATGCTTAGTGGAGCATACTTTAAAAGTTGTTTTATAACTGTTTTCTTTGCCATTGCATCAAAGTCTGTTTGCCAAGGTCCATTATTAAAAGTTTTACTTTTTCCTTTTGCATGTTCTAAAACTTCATCTTTTGTCATAAATACAAAGCTGTGTCCCCCTGTGTCTAGGTGATATACTGCATAATATCCTATTACTTCGCCTCTATTACCTTTTAAAACAGGTTCATGTATTAAATCTTGATGTAATCCATATTTAACTTCGAATGTGTCATTTTCTCTAACCTCATGAGCGTATAGAGTCTTTATTTTTCCGCTTCTTAATGCTAATTCTAATAATCCTTTATATCCCATCTGGAATTGGACTTTAGTTCCATATGGTATTAAATAAGCTTGTCCAAGTGGAGTATTTGGCTCTAAGCCTAATTGAGCTGAATCCATCATTGCTGCTATAAAACTCATAGGATCACAGTTCATAAGTTTTGGATTATTTCCGAAAGCTGTAAGAGCAACCCTTTGGAATCTTTCACTAGACATATGACTTGGTAGTGCAGCTTCTATTTCTTTAGCCATACTTTTCATTAATTGTTTCATACCTGCATTAGGACTTGTTTTAGTTACTGTTCCTGATGCTTTATTTGCTAATTTATTTTTTAAATCTGCCATTTTTATTTACCATCCTTTTTTTATTTATTTATTCTAAAAGTTCTTGAAGTGCTAGTTTTCATAAATTGTTCTGCTATTTCTGGCATTTCAGATTTTAACTTTTTACTATCTATACAAGTTCTACTTGAGTTTTTCCAAGTTATTTTCCTATTACCTATCTTTGCAACCTCAAACTCTTCCATATGAAGTTGTATTTCTTGCTCTATAAGTTTCTTTTCACTTTCAAGAGTCTTTATATCTAAAACTATTTCGTCATATCTTAAAAGCTTTTGTGGTCCACCCTTTAATAAATGCAATTCTATTTCTTGTCCATTTGATTTCTTATACTTTTCTTTTAAATACTCTGAGTAAGCATCTGTTCCATCTGGTAAAGGGACTATATCTTTTAATATGTTTTCTTCCCAAAACTCTTTTTCTATTTGCATAAGGTAATCTATAGTTTCTTGATCTCTTTCTATCTTGTGCCATATAAAATCACTATTACCTATTAGTGCTGCTATATAGCAGTGTGTTGCTCCTGTTATTGCCATGTAGTGTAAGCATTGTATTTCATAATGTGGAGGTACTCCTTCTTCCCATTCTTTAAGTGCAAATGAGTTAGTTGTCTTACACTCTAAAAAGGCTTTTTCTCCAACTATTGCTCTATCTATATTTGCTAGTGCAAATGGATATTGTTCGTTCTTAAGTATTCCATTTACATTTCTTACTTTTAATCCAGTTTCTTCTGTAAATAATTCTGCTACTACTCCCTCTAATCTATTTCCTAGTTCCATTCTTAGAGATTTAATTTCTTTTGGATTATTTTCTTTTTTATCCATGTATAGCTGTATTGAACTTTTCCAAGGATTTAATCCTGCTATTGCAGATGCATCGCTTCCCCCAATTCCTGCTTGTCTATTTTTAAGCCATTCTTCTTTTGACATTAGCTTCGTATCCGCTATTACTTTTGCATCTAAATACTTTCTAAATTTTTCATTATGAGATAGTATTGCAATTTCATTCATAATATGGTATCCTCCTATTAATTCTTGTTATTGCCAAGGACCTAATTCATAAGTGTCGTAGCTTATTGGTTCTTGGTCTATTTGTGGTGTTTGAAATTCCCTCTCAGCTTCATTCAATTCTTCTAATTCTTCTTCTAGTATTAAAATTTGGTCTTTTAAATCTTCAAAATCAGTTTCTATATAATCCAAATCATCAAGTTTTGTAGCTCCTTTTATTGAGTTTTCTAAAATTTGCATTTCTTTTTTTATACTTAACATAGTTTTTAATAACTCTTTTATGTTTTCATTAGAACTCATTATCAATTACCTACTTTCTCTCAAGTCCCATTCCTGCAAACTGTCCATCTGCATAAACTAGAATCCAATTTTTCTTAGTGTAAAGCTCTATGCAATCTCCTATAGTCAATTCGAAGAAACTCTTATTCATATTCACTTATTATCACCTCCTTTAAAATCCATCCCAGTGATCTAACCAATCAAGAAAAGGTTGTGATGGAATTTTATATAACCTTCCAATCTTTATAACTTTGAACATTTTACCTGTTGTTTCAGCTTGTCTTATTAAACTGTATGCAGTTCTCTCACATACCCCTAATAATTCCTGTATGTCCTTAGCTGTAAATACTTTTTTAACCATTTTATATCCCTCCTATGCAAATGCTACTTGGTCATTTAACATGCTAATTTGCTCTTTCAATGCTATTGTTAAGTTATATCCAGCTACTATATCAAGTGCATCACTTAGATATCTTCTTTTTATAGCTTTATAGCTATTAACATCAAACTCTCTCTTTAATTGTCGGTGTATATCTGAATATACTTTGGCTCTTAATGATTTATTGCTATATGATTTGCTTCCTTTACCTCCAAGAGCTTTAGTTCCTATTCTTTTTACTGCTTTTGAGATTTCCTCACATTCCACAGTGAAAAGAGGTATATCATCTTTAAAATAATTTAGATCTTCTTTAACCTCTGATACTTCCTTTTGAACCTCTTGTATTTTTTCATCATGCATTATTATCGCTTTCATTTCTGTGCTTAAATTTTTATAAGGATTAAACTTATTAAGTCGTAAATTTTTAAGAATCTTCTTAACTTCCCTTTTAAATTGTTTTGCTATTGGTTTTCTACTTTGCATTAATACCTCATACAATCCATCTTCTGTTAAAAACCACATTTCTCTATTTTGACCTGCGTGCGATATTTTCGCCTTAAGCTTTTCATCTTCATCTACATTTGCAATCATTTCATTTGGTTTATTATGTTCTATCCAGTTAGCTACATCCTTTGCTAAAAATATTGGATTTTCTAAGTCTCCAAAAGTAGTTATTTCTTGTCCTAAGATTTCTCTTTTATCTATTACCTGTAATTCCATCATTTGTCCCTCCTATTTTCTTTTTATTTGGTTAAACTATTTTTAACATATTGTTTAATTAATAGGTAAAAAAATTTCATCTAATGTAATTTTAAATATTTGTGAAATTTGAACAGCTATGTGTATTGGAAGATTCCTCTTTCCCTTTTCATATAAATTGTACCTTTGAGGACTTATACCTAGCTTTTTAGCTAATTCTGTTTGTGACATATTATGTTGTTCTCTTATTGTTATTAAAGAGTTCATTTTGTCATCACCTCATTTCTAGTGATATTTTTTAACATTTTGTTAATCTTTATGTCTTAATTATATTTTAACAGTTTGTTAATGTCAATAATATTTTTAACGAAATGTTTAAAAATATGCAAAAAATTTGTGGTAATGTTAAAATAATTATAAACAATTTGTTAAAAGGAGGTATTTCCTTGACGTTTGGAGAAAGATTGAAACAATTAAGAGAATCGGAAGGTTTAAAGCAAATTGAACTCGCTGAAAAATTAAACCTTACAAGTGCTGCTCTTTCTCAATATGAGAAAGGTGTAAGAGAACCTAACAGTGAAATGTTAAAAAAAATAGCTGACTATTTCGATGTTAGTATAGATTTTTTGCTAGGAAGAATAGATGTTAAAACTTTTGATGAATTCCCAGAGGATGTAAAAAGAATAGCTGAAATGCTTTTAAATGCAGATGAATCTAAAGTTAAAATATTACAAAAAATGTTAGAAGAATTTTTAGAGAAGTAAGAAAGAACCTAGTTATTTCGGTTCTTTAATTACTTCTTTTGCTTTTTTTCGAATTCTTTTAAATTGTTTTCTGATTTTAATTTTAATTTATATAATTTATTAAATACTTCTAGCTCTACCTCATTAAATTTTTTCTCCATAATAATCCCCCGCTTCCTTAACATGTTATATATTCAAAATAGAAATTCTATGCATAATTATAAAATTCGCAATCTATAATCATCGATTACCAAGCATATGTTTAATTTTCAATCGAACAGTTTTTGTTTTGTAAATATATTCCATAGTCTTTCTACACTTAATATTTTAACACTAAAAATATGCATACCATGAATATTTTACGACCAATATCGACATCTTTTGCTATACTATTATTATCACAATCAAAGCATGAGGTGCTACATTGATTAAAAAAGCTAGGAAAAAACACAATTTAACTCAAAGACAACTTGCAAAAATGTGTGGACTAACTCAACCTCATATTAGTAAACTGGAAAATTTCAAACATGGAAGTAAATTACCAACTTTGCGTAATGTAATCATTATAGCTAGAGAACTCAATTTAAACCCTCATAAGTTAGCTAGCTGGTTTATAGATAAAGAATTAAAAAATAAATTTGAATTTTCAATAGACCTATGCATAACAAGAGATGAATTTATTGAAAAGTCTAATTTATCAAAAGGAGATATATATGGCAACTAAAATAAAATCAGCTTTTATAAGAAAGAGAAATAAAAACTACAATGTTTATATAGAGTACATAGATGAAACTGGAAAGACAAAGCAAAAAAGCCAAGGAAAGTATATTACGAAAAAAGATGCTGAAAAACATCTTATAGAGTTAAAAAATTCGTTAAACAATAATAAATTTGTTGTATCTAAAGATATAACCTTAGTTGATAGATGCAGAGAGTATATGGCTGATGAATTAAAAGGTTTCTCTAATAATACTTTAACAGTACGAGATAGTATGATAAAAACTACTATTTCACCTTTCTTTAAAGATATTAAGTTAAAAGATATTACTCCTGCTATACTTCAAGAGTATGCTAATACAGTTTATAAAAATCACACACAAGCAAGTGCTAGACATAGACTTAGCTTTGTGAAAGCAGTCTTAAACGAAGCTTACAGATTAAAAGAAATTAATGATAATCCAACTCATTTCATAAAAACACCAGGTAAATCACTTAAGAGTAATAGAAAAGTTGCTCAAGTTTACGATAGGGATGAAGTTAAGCTTATAATAAATAGTATTGAAGGAGAGCAAATAGAATTGCCAATATTATTAATGCTAACATTAGGATTGCGAGCTGGAGAAGCTGTTGCATTAAGATGGAGAGATGTAGATTTTGAAAATAATATAATTCATGTAAGACAAAATTTAGTATATACTCCAGGAGAGTCTATTTCATTTAAAAGTCCTAAGACAGAAGGATCAGAAAGATCTCTATCTGCACCGGCTGAATTAATGGATAAGTTAAAAGATGCCAATGTAAAATATGATAAGTACAACATGGCAGGTATACTTGAATATGAAGATTTAATTTGTCTTAATTCTGTATTAAAACCTCAAGTGCCTAGAGTTTTAATAAGTAACTGGTATAGATTTTTAGATAAAAATAATATAAGAAGAATTAGACTTCATGATTTGAGACATACTCACGCTACAATGCTATTATTAGCTGGAACGGATATGAAGACGGTAAGTAATAGATTAGGGCATACTGATATAAAGATAACTATGAATAGATACTCTCATGTTTTAGAAGAAATGGATAAAAAAGCATCTGAAAATATATCTGATTTGATGTTTAAATAA